CCACAAAATCTTCCCAAGTCTCAAGAAGAGTTGGAAGAGTTTAAGAAAGAATATCCTGATGTTTATGATGTGGTAGAAACCGTATCTAGGCTTCAAGCGAATGCCAGTGTTAAAGAAGTAGAGGATAGAATTGAATCTCTTCGGAAGGCAGAACGAGAAGCACAGATTAGAACTGCTGAAAAGGAACTTCTTTCCGTACACCCAGATTTTCTAGAAATCAAAAGTGATTCTAAATTTCTGGAATGGTTGGAAGAACAACCCAAAAGCATTTCAGATGGTGTCTACAAAAACAGAACAGATTCTAAATGGGCTGCTAGAGTGATTGACTTATACAAGTCTGATACGAATGTCGGTCAAAAGAAAAGAGGAAGGCCTAGCAAAGCTAATGTAGACGCAGCAAGGGCTGTTACTAAAACAGAACGGGCAGCAACTACAGGTGAAAGCGAAAAGAAAATTTGGACTTCTTCAGAAATCGCCCGATTAAAGCCTCATGAATTTGAAGCGATTGAGAAAGAAATTGATAAGGCAAATCGGGAAGGAAGAATTATACCATAACAAAAAGGAGAATTAATTATGGCTGAATTTGGTTTAGCTGCTGGTTATCAGAATCTTCCTTCTGGTAATTGGGTTCCAGCAATTTACAGTCAAAAAGTTCTCAAATTCTTTCGGCGATCATCGGTTGCAGAAGCTGTAACCAATACCGACTATGCTGGAGATATTGAAAACTTTGGTGATACTGTAAAGATTATTAAAGAGCCATCAGTTACTGTGTCGTCCTATTCACGGGGTGCTGTTGTAAACACCCAGAATCTTGCTGACAATCAGATTACTCTGACAGTTGATCAGGGTAACTATTTTGCCTTCAAGGTTGATGATGTGGAAGAGCGGCAGAGTCATGTAAACTGGGAAGCTCTATCTACTTCTTCAGGTGCTTATAGCTTGAAGAAGGCATATGATTATAATGTCCTAAAGGCAATTAGCGATAATGCTTCAACTGACACCACCAATCTTGGTGCTGCTGGTTCGGCAATTTCGTGTAATACAGGCAATGAGTGCGCTAACTATCTTAGCACTTTTTCCCGTCTTTTGGACGAAGCTGATGTTCCAGAGGATAATCGTTGGATTGTGGCACCGCCACAGTTCTATGAGATTCTTCGACAGGCTGATGCTAAGTTAATGGACGCAAGCGTAACTGGTGAAGATGCATCTGCTCTTTTGAATGGTGCAGTCACCAGCCGTAAGGTTCATGGTTTTAGTTTGTATCAGACTAATGCAATTACTGTTGGTACTGCTGGTGTTGCTGCCAGTCATACTTTTGGACCATCCACTACAAGTGGTGAGACGATTGTTCTTGGTGGTCATAAGAGTGCGACTTGTACGGCTTCGGCAATTGCCAAGACTGAAGTTATTCGTGATCCCGATTCATTTGCTGATATTGTTCGTGGTCTGCATGTCTTTGGTCGTAAGGTAATTCGTGCATCTGGTACAGGATTCACGGGTGTCTACAAAGGCATCCCTGATCTGAACACTTAGAGGAGGATTGACTTATGGCTACTCATGATAAAACGGGTAAAGGCGGTACGTCAGGACATCCTTCAACGGGTGGACGTAGGCCTTACCTTGTAGAAAATACTGCTGACTTTTCAGACTTTGATCCTGCTGCGGCAGATATCGTTCAGATGATAGATATCCCTGCGGAGACTGTTGTTATGGCGGCTGGCATAGAAGTTCTAACAGCCTCTTCGACTTCAGTTGTTATGGATCTAGGAATCACAGGCGTTGATCCTGATATCTTTACAGATGCTCATGATGCGACATCTACGGGATTTTCTCAGTTTGACGCTGTTGATGCAACAGCAATGTTGACTGTCGGATCTGCTGATACACTTGATATTCTTGTAGCGGGTGCTCAAGACACCGCTGGAAAAATCAGGGTATGGGCAGTTATGTGCGACATTTCTGGTGTTGATGAGACAGATCATAACTAAGAGGTAATGTATTGGAGGGAACCTTCGGGTTCTCTCCTTTACTACAGGAGAAATTAATGACAATAGAAAAATTAAGTATTTCTGAGATTGACAAACATAAGGGATATTCTGATGCTGTCAAATCTGGAAATACAGTTTGGAATGCAAGAAGTACTCAAATAATTGATAAAGACGATACTGATTATGATAGTACAAATTCTTTAAAGATTAAAAGTTTGGAAAAGAAAGTAGATCTTTTACAAGATACATTAGAAAAAATATTAGATCGTTTAACATTAACAACTAATGATTGGAAATAAAATGTGTCCCTTATGTCATCTTCCAACATTTATTTTAGGAATAGTAGTAACAGTTATTGTTTTTAAATATAAACCAATTATAGAGAAATTAAAATCTTTTAAACGATAGTTTTTATGCTTAGAACTTTTTTTGTTATTGTATGTTTATTTAGTATAACATCGTGTAGTCTTTATACTAACTGTATATACCCTTTTTAGGAGAAGAAAATGGAAGCTCTTATAATGGCAATTGGTGCAAAAACATGTTGTATAATTGCTTCTGGTTGTGGCGGCATTACTAATTGGGCAGTCAATAGAAAGATAGCATGGCTTGATTTAGTATTAGCTTGTGTTGTAGGCTTTATTGCAGCAGAGTTTTTTATTCCGCCTATTATGAAACATTTTGCTCTTGATATACTTTGGGGGCCAGCTATTGCTTTTGTGATAGGATACTGTGGAATTAGATTACTTCCCACAATCGAAAAGAGGTTAAAAAAAATAATAAAAGATACTTAATAAGAAGGAGAACTTATGGATTGGTTAGCAAAAATAGGTGATTGGATTAAAGGAATTACTGAGGTAAGTCTTTTACTTCTCGCATTGGGAGTTACTTGGCAAGTTCTTTTTGGCAAAGTTCTTCCTTTTATAGGAGGCGATGTTGTAGGTAATATGATGTCGTTAATTCAAAGTATTGGAAGTCAAGGTCTAGTTGGCTTATTGACTCTTGGTGTTCTATTTTGGTTATTCCGACATTATAAAGATCCAGAATAAATAGAACTATGATTCATTCTTATAATACAAACTCATTAAGTATACATAGTATTCTATATGAATAAGTTTATAGGAGTTCTTTATATAAGAATAATTATATTATGACAAATATTCTGGAACTTACAAAAGATGCTAAAGAGTATATGATAGACATATGTAATAATGAAAAGAAAGAGTATATACATTTATCAGTTGCTGGAGGAGGATGTGCTGGATTTTCATATAAATGGGGATTTGTGGA